TTAGAACATCGGGTATGGGGTACCTGCATTTACCATAGCTTCTTCAGGACGAATCTCCTGTACATCAGCATAGGGACTAATGCCACGCATATATTGACCAAGTAACAGGTCATTAATTGTGTCAAAACTTTGACTGGTAAATAGACCACCCAAGGTAGGATCAAATCTATTGGGTACCAAACTCATGTTCTGTGGAGGTACATAGTTAAATCCCGGCATAGCCTCACCCATCATACCTCTCTCAGCCTGCTCACCTGCCAGTACAGACGGGGAGAAAGCCATGAGAGGACCGCTGCGGCTAAGCAATGGGAGCAAACCAGAGAGGCTTGGACTACCCGGCATACGGCGTTGAGTGGAACCCTCAGGTGCAGGCAACCGGCGAGTAGCTTGAATACGGCGAGTAGCACCCTCCGGCTCAGGCATACCACCCTTGGGAATCATGGACTCAGTGGGTAATTTTACATTACTGAAGATACTACGCTGTGCCTGTGCCAGTGGGGGCAATACCTTAGCGGCCTCAGGTACTGGGGCTTGTTCCGTTGCGTCCCTACAAGCACCTGCACGATACTGCTGCTTATTAACAAACTTACCATTACAGTAGATCATGGCATTGGGATCATCGGCACGGTCACGGATATAGGTATCCGGGGTAGACGCTGCCGCTTGTGGCTGTCTACGGCTGGAGGTATAGGTCGGCTGCCAACCACCCGGCATAGACTCATCCTGTACTTGCTGATAATCCCAAGTACGTGTACCCCCCGCACCAAAGTACTGATCCAAAAAATTAGTAATAGCGTTCTGTGCCACAATCTATCTCCTAGTAACTAATTACATTCATAACTGGTTTAGTCATTGGGAATGCTGACTTAATTATATCATCAATCGTTTCATCAATTCCCTTATCAATTGTCTCAGATGTCAATGCACCAGCACGGAAGATGTCCCCCGCTGTTGGACCAAAGGCCTGACCTACACGGTACGGTACATTGCCATACTTGTCAGAGAATGCTGAAACAATATCAAACAGGAGACCGGCACCACCGGCAAACAATACACCGTTGGCAAGCCATTCCAAGGGTTCAGCATTTTCCTGATAATCCATACCAGTCAGTGATTCACGAAGCTGCAGCATGGCACCACCCAAGGTACCTGCCGATGTTAGGTAGGCAACCATTGGACGAGGATCGCCCTTCTTCAATGGTTTAATAACATTGTTGTTCAGGAACCGGCTATGGTTATACATAAACGATTTAAACTTGAAGATTACTTTACCCAATGGGAACTGCCAAGCCTTGGGTAGGTTATGGTATTCATTGGTGTAGTTAACAATATTATTAAATTTATTTGCTACATAGGATAGCTGTTCATCGGACAACTTAGTTACATCCGGGTCCTTAATACCAATATTCTTCATATCCTGACGAAGTTTATTGATACGCATCTGCTTCAACTTACCCGGTGCTGCATCCTGCATTAGACGAGTGTACTTGGCATGGAGACCCTTGGCATGAACAATACCTGCAGATCCTGCAATCATACGGTTCATCTTTTCAACACCCATGAAACCAACTGCACGAAGGAATGCCGTAGGTTCATTCAATACACGAAGCGGTCCCTTAAGATCCATATCAATTACACGGGCATTCTCAAGACCCTCAGAGATGTAACGCTGAAGTTCAAGTTCAGAGAGAATACCGGATTCCTTGAGAATACGAACAGTATCCGCATCACGGAATAGGGCCTTCATTGGACCACGCAAGGAGTTAATACCAGCACGGGTAATACCTGAACCTGCCATAGCAGTGAAGCTGTTAATGAATGCCTGTGGTAAGTTTGGAATTGCAGCCATATACATCTTCCAAGTCTGATAGGCATTAACACCCTCAGCCAACCGTGCCTGTGCAGGTTGTTCAATCTTACTGCCCAATGCCGCTGAACCAAAAGGACTGGTCTCAGTCTTAGGAATACGGGCAGCAATACCATAGGCTTCATTAACTAGATTAGCTTCATTCTTCATTCCTTGGGAACGAAGTTGATCAACCAGTCTACTTACCTTCTCATCATTAGCACCAAAGTTTTCAGCAAAGGCTAGACGATTAGCAATATCATTCTGTGCCAGCTTCATGCGTGCTTCAAAGGGCATCATGAATTGATCCAACTCATCTTCAGAAAAACCCTTCAGCTTACGTTCATAATCTACGTGAGTGGATCTCCGAACCTCACGATCCTTATTACGCATAGCATCACGAATGAATTTAACTTCAACCAGTTTCTTGTCCTTCAGGTAATTCTTCTTACCAGTCAAGGATTCAATTAAATCATTGGCTGCCTTACGACCCTCATCACTACGGGCTGCCTTACTGTTAATAAAGTCTGCAAGTTGTTTGGCACCCTTCTCCTCACTCAAGTAACGAGTATTCCAGACACGGGGCAAGTAACTCTTATTCTGAATAAACTTACCCAGAGTTTCAGCAGAGATTACACCAGCCTTGTAGAGAGCATTGGCACGTTCAGTGTTTGCCCTGCGAAGATCATTAATAAACTTAGCTTCAATGTCATTCTTAGGTTTATTATTACGGACACGGGATGCCAATGCAGGATCATTCATGTCAATATCTTTTTTATATTTATCAAAGGTACTGGCATAACGGCCCTGATATTGTTCCTTCTTAATAATTGCATCATCAATATCATCTGCAATATTACCAAGATTAATCTTCTCAAGACGGGTACGCATACTGGAGACAACATCACCCAATGTACGTTGAAAACCTGATTCTTCTTTTACCTTAGTTACTGCAGCCGCAGCATCCGGTTTAACCTGCTTGCGTTCCTGTACCTTCTTATGTTTATTCAGAAGACTGGCAGCTTCTTCACGGGTTAGACCACCTGATACCAATAGATTTTCAGCAGCAGCTTCATCCTGACCGGCTTCCTCAAGAAGACGCATCATTTGAGTATTATCATAATCATTATTAACTTTGATCTTAGTCAATAACTTACCAAACTGTTGAGGGGCTGCGACCATAGCACCACCCAAGGTACCGCCCAAGGCTGCTCCCATCAGGGAAGCAGAACCTGTACGGCCCCAATCCCAATCTTCCTTAAGACCAAGTTGATATTCTTGGGACTGCTTAAATGAATCAAAGGCAGTGGTATATACTGCACCCTCAGTAGCACCAATAGTTGCTGCACGTTTAATGGAAGGTTTAATGAAGAATTGTTTAAGGGCTTCCTTAAGACCAGCCTTACTGGATTCCTTAATACCCTCTCTACCCAGTAGACCAATACCAAAGGTACCCAACCCAACAAGGTTAGTTACATCGGTAGCCATAGCCCAACCAACTTCCAGTGTCTGTTCCCAGAGAGGAGCAGAGCCTTCCCCAGTAGCAGCAATTTGATCATAGGTTAGCATCTGCAGAGCAAAATCTTTTTTCTGCTGCTCATCCATAGCACCAATCTTAGCGGTATTCCAACCAAGATTAGATAGATTATTATTCATATATCTTTGATCATACATCCACTGATCAATTAATTCTTTATCAGTAGCATCCTTACCATAAGTACGACGTAGGGATTCCAATAACGGGAGATTATATTCCTGCTGATCCCAACGAAGTTCATCGGAAATACCTGATCCCTCAGCACCTTCAAAGGTACTATTATAGGTACCAGAATAATACTGATAAACATTCTTACGTTCCTGCCAATCCTTTGAGATAGCTGCACGTTCCTCATCTGTTTGAGCATTATCAAACGCAGCTTGAGATGCCGCTAATTCCTGCTGATAGCGTTCATTGGAATTAAGGTCAAACATTAATTACTCCGGACGAGTATAGGTTGGTGCCTTACCAGTGCTCTTAGTTACTGAACTACCAACACGGTTTTCAATATCTGAAATCACTCGATCTGTTGCTGATCCAAGATCCATATTAAACTTTTGATGCAATGCCCAAATAGCATTAATTACACGTTCTTCTGACATACCCTGAGGGAAATCTTTACCACTAAAATCCCAACCACTTACGTTAAAACCTGCATCATCCAACATCTTCCTAATAGTTTTTTCACTTGAATCATCCAATTTAGGAATGTCATAGGTTTTAACTGAAGCACCCTGTGCTTGAGCAGATTCAATCCTTTGACCAAGTTCAATTAACTTAGCACCACGATCATAATCACCCTGTTGAATCAGATATTGACCAATCTTGTAAAGGTTTGCTGGATTACGAAAACCACCATCCTTTTCCATTTCATCAATAGCCCGAGCAACAGCACGTTGTTCCTGAATACGTGGGTCCTCATTACCAAACATACCCATTAATTCACGGCCAGCCCCTGCACCTGCTGCATAACCCTGTGCAAGATTCATCTCCCAAGGACCAGCCTTAGCTAAACTAAGACCAGTTGCAAGATCTTCCTGTTGGAATTGTTGTCTCATATCTGCCATGTTTTACTCCATTAACCGAACAGGCCACCAATCGTCTGTAGACCGGCCATCCAAGGATTCATTTGAGAGGCACCATAATATTGAGAACCCTGCAGATAAGCCGGTGAACCAAATACTTGACCAGCATTAGCAAGAGTTGCAGCTTGCTGCGTACCAAGGCCAGCATATTGTACAGGAACATTCATAATGTTCATAGCTTGACCAATCTGTTGCTGTTGCTGTGCTGCAATATCACCAAAGAGACCAGTACCGAGACCCAATTGAGCACCTGTCTGACTCATAATGTTAGCACCCAGACCCGTACCTGCAGCCAAAGCACCAGTGCCACGACCATAGATGTCAGTCATAAGTCCAGTACCTGCCTGAATATCAGCCATCTGACGCTGACGCATTAGATCCTGTATAGTCTGTGCTTGACTGAATGCTGCTGCACGAGCCTCACGCTGACTCTGTTCCTGTGCAGTGCCCAATGCCTCAGCACGCAATGCACCACCAGTGGAACCCAACATACCCTGACTCAGGAGGCGGTTTTCCAATGCAAGACGTTCACGTTCCTGACTCTTAAGTAGATCCGGGGCAATGAATTCTTCATAATATTGGCTTGCAGCAGTGGCTGGATCATAGGCAGTAATAGCCTGACCCTGTTGAACGGAACGTCCGAGGAGATCCGAAGCAATACCTGCCTGCATTGGAGTGTAACCAGCGGTAGCACCCATTGCTTCCCCATAGCGACCCAACTCAGATTCCATAAGCTGACGCTGTACTGCAGGTAATCCCTCAGTAGCAGAGAGACCTTCCCCAACACGACCCAGATATTCCTGACCCAATGCCTGTACCTGTGGATAGTAACCCGTCATCAATCCACCAGTCAGGGATGCTTGACCCAGTGCCTGTCCATAGAGTTGCTGCATCTCAGGACTCAGGCCCAAGGTAGCAGTACGAGTCATTTCATTAAATGCAACATTACCACCCGGTGCAACTACACTGAATGGCATACCAGCTTCATAGGCCTGACCTGCTGCTGCCTGCTGTGCAGACATAATATCCTGTGCCTGCTGTTGAGAGAGATAACCAAGACCAACCTGAGTGGCTAGGCGGCCCAATTGATTCCACTGGTCGGCAGAACCAAAGCCAGTAGTATCGGATAGCCATTCACCTGCAGACCATTTAGTTGGATCTGTACCAGTCGGAGCAACACCAGCATTGGCCAGTCCACCACCCAATGCCTGACTGAAGGTAGAGTCAATTTGTGACATTACCTGCGGACTTGCAAGGTTACTGAATGAAGTAGTTAGGGTATTACCAGTAGCAATGTTACGTGCAGTGGTTAGATTACCTGCCGTACCAAAGTCATAGTTGGATGGTAATTCACTGGCCGGTACCCATGCACCAACATTGTCATCAAAGACTTCATACATACCTGCAGTAGAGGTTTGACCTGCAGGATTGAAACCCTTATAAGCACCAATGGATGAGAGACCGGCAGTGAGCCAGTCCCCATTAGCTGCAGCATTAACTGCCTTGGCTGCCTGTAGATATGGGGCAGCAGGTGGATATGCAATTGAAATTACATCCGCTACGAATGGAGTCTCAAGGACAATCTCCTTGGCTTCAGTGGCAACATCACCAATAAAGTCACCGGCCTCACCGATAATATCGGCAGCACCACCAACTACATCACCGACTACATCGGCTGCACCACCGACTACATCACCTACAAAATCTGCTACGCCACCCATATCAGGATACCTCTCGTTCTAGGATATATCCGGTTATCTTATAACCATATTTTTTTTCAAAGACCTTTGGACTTCTTTTTGTAGCAAACATAATTTTTTTAAGTCCAAGTTTCTTTGCCAGTTCATTTGCAAAGGCATCCCAATAATGCCCATTCCCATATACATTAATACCTACAAAGGTATCCTTATGCGTTCTCCATGACATAAAACCATGTTCATTTTCAACAAGGTTTGACGTACTAATCTCGTCATCCCCTGACTTCCTAAGATACTTTTCAATATCCTGAAAATTCATGAGATAGTTAGAATACCGGATACAGTTACATTTGCTGCAGCAGTCATATTGTTGGCTGCAAAGTCTTCCCCAGAGTTACCATTCTTATCTGCCTTAGAGTTAATGGCAGTTTGAACAGCAGCAAACTCTGTCTGGAAATTAGTACCAGAAATAATCTTAGCAGGATCTGAATCCGATAGAGCATCCTTACCAGACCATGAGATTTGAATTGTATAATTAGCCATAGTGACCCCTGATTATCTAATCTTGCCAGCCTTAGCAAGCACTGTCATATTCTGCAAACTGGCCTTAAAGCCATTCACTGTACCCTTCATATCAAACTGAACTTCCTTGGCTGATTTACTCAGGGGCAGCTTATATTCAATTGGGCGGTATCCGGTAGCATAGATGGATGATCCATAGAGACTACCCGGATTACCCCAAATAGCAACATTGGGGGATTGGGCCAGTGAAAAATTAAGTGTATCGCCAATACTACTATAATCCCTATAATATGTAAAGGAAATGTCCATGTTGCGGCCACCCACAACTACAATAAAGAATCTCTTAAGTATCTTGGCAACTGACGGATTCTGAAAATCCATCCAAACAGTACGGAAATTACCTGTATAGGAATAGTTATCTGTTCTCCAGCACTTGGAACCAGTACTATCCCACACGTTACCAGCGGCTTCACAGGCTACTTGAGTACCATAGGTAGCAGTTACATCTACCTTCTTCTGATCCCAATAATTCTGATATTTAGCTACATGGCCTATATCATTCTTACCAATCCAGAGGTCCCCATCTACAGTACTGTAGGCAGCATAGATACCATCCCCAGAATTAAATACAAACTTGGAAACTCGGGGAGTATTATCCGGATTAATAATGGAGAAATCAAAATAATAAGTTACATTCTTATCTGGGAATGATAGGATGTAAAAGGCACCACAGAGACAGTATGCAGATTTACATTGCTTCATATCTGCAGTTATAATATTTAATGACAACTCATCACGAATATTCTTGGAATACTGACGGATTGGCATCTTACCGTCACCCTGTACAATACGACCAAGGGAAGTTACCCCAGTATTACTTAGGAATACTAGATCATCCCCCATGTGTTGTACAGAATCACGGGCCTTCAATCCAATACCTTGAATTAATTCATCCAATACTAAACTAGTAGGGTCCCAAGGATTATTGTAAATTGCAATATTTTTAGTACCAAAGATTACCAGCTTACCCATGAATGCTGAGATACCCATGATACGATCACCACCCCAGACTGTCTTAAGATCAATCTGACCGGAGGCACCGGTATTCCATTTATCACCCTGCAAAGTATCCGAGTAATAAATTACATTATTTTTTTCAGTAATCCCACCTACCCAGAGACGACCATACTCACCAAGAATACAGTTTGGATCAAATGTAGTAATACCTGCTGGTGGATTGTAACTACCAAGATCAACTAGATCAATCCAAGTAGTACCATCAAAACGTACTGGGGTGTGACTATTTTGAACAGCATACAGTCGTTGATTAAAATTAGTCCATTCCCAGTGACCACTGGAGATAGTTTGAGGAGTACCTGCCCGAGTTACTGCAGTCAATGTATAGGGGGTGGTAGCCTGATTAATAGTATAAATATTTGAATCACTACCACAAACCATTAACTTTGAACCATCTGCTTTTGTATACTCAAAAACAGATTGAATATGCTCCCCTGCAGATAAGTTATTAGTTACCTGCTGAATACCCTTACGACTTGAGATACGTCCCTGTTCATCAAGGATGATGTTATCTGCCTTGGCCAGCCACTGGGGTTCCAATGCACTTGGACTGGCCTGACTATTTAAGCCAAACCGTCCAACATCATTAAGTACAAGTGGGGATATTTCCTTAGACGGCATAGAAATCGACCTCACCTACAGTACGGCCAGCATCAATTTGAATTGCATCACTAAGGGCTTGTTGATATTGAGCAAATACCATATCGGATAGACTACCACCATCCTCACCACGTTCTGAGATAGCCCTTGCCCATGCACCAAGAATTACAGGTTGATTGGGTACCTTTAATGTAGTAGTAGATTCAGTAAGATCATCCTGTGGATTTACTACACGGAAGGTAATATCATAGGCAGCATCAGGTAATGCTTCAAATTCAATTAGGATTGACCCGGTACTTGAATCAATACCAACTACTGAATAGTAATCCGGTAGGGTTTTCTGTACTGCACTGGTAGGATACTTACGGAATTGCAAGTACTTATCAGACATCTCCTGTAATAGAGTACCGTTGGATTGTTCCTGTGCCAATAGGATGCGGCTACGTTCATTGGTACCAGTCAATACATACTGACGAGTATTTGCTACTGTAGTTACAGTTGGACTTGCACGGAGAATGCTCCAGTTCCACGCATCTTCAACTTCACGTTTAGCTTCATTAATAAAATCACCAATAAGGATTTGATAATCAGTGGCAATAGTATTATCAACTAAGTCACCGGACCAGTTACTGGTAATAGAA